ATGTCGGGGCCGGCCGCCTCGACCTTGCCGCCGCACGAGACGAGATCGGGCGCCGCCTGGCTTGCCTCCGCCGGGCCGGAGGAGGTTGACGCCTTCATCTCGGGGCTGTCGGACAATGCGCTGGCCTCGCTGCCCTGGCTCTTCGAGTTCTGGGCCCTGCCGCACCAGTTGCCCCCCGCGGGCGACTGGAAGTCCTGGGTGATCATGGGCGGGCGCGGCGCGGGCAAGACCCGCGCCGGGTCCGAATGGGTGCGCGCGCAGGTCGAAGGCGCGACTCCGGATGCGTCGGGGCGGGCGAAGCGCGTGGCGCTGGTGGCCGAGACCTTCGATCAGGGGCGGGATGTCATGGTGATGGGGGACAGCGGGATTCTGGCCTGCTGTCCGCCGGACCGGCGGCCCGTCTGGGAAGCAGGGCGGCGGCGGCTCGTCTGGCCGAACGGGGCGACGGCCACGGTCTACTCGGCGCATGAGCCGGAGGCGCTGCGAGGCCCCCAATTCGACGCGGCATGGGTCGATGAGCTGGCCAAGTGGAAGAAGGCCGAGGAGACCTGGGACATGCTGCAGTTCGCGCTGCGGCTGGGGGAGAACCCGCAGCAGGTGGTCACGACGACTCCGCGCAACGTGGGGGTGTTGAAGGCGATCCTGCGGAATGCCTCGACGGTGGTGACGCATGCGCCGACGGATGCGAACCGGGCCTATCTGGCGGAGAGTTTCCTGGCCGAGGTTCAGGCCCGCTATGCCGGGACCCGGCTGGGGCGGCAGGAGCTGGAGGGCGTGCTGCTGGACGACGTGGAAGGCGCGCTGTGGACCACGGCGATGCTGGAAGGCTGCCGGGTGGACGCGGCGCCCGCGCTGGACCGGGTAGTGGTGGCAGTGGACCCGGCGGTGACGTCCGGGGCCGCGAGCGATGAATGCGGGATCGTGGTCGCGGGGGTTGTCTGCGAAGGGCCGCCGCAGGAGTGGCGGGCGGTCGTGCTGGAGGATGCCTCGGTGCGGGGCGGGGCGACGGAGTGGGCGCGGGCGGCAATTGCGGCCGTTGAGCGGCACGGGGCCGAGCGGCTGGTGGCCGAGGTCAACCAGGGCGGCGATCTGGTCGAAAGTGTGATCCGGCAGGTGGACCCCTTGGTGCCGTTCCGGGCCCTGCGGGCCGGGCGCGGCAAGGGGCTGCGGGCCGAGCCGGTCGCAGCGCTGTACGAGCAGGGGCGGGTAAAGCACCTGCGGAGCGGCAGGCTGGGAGCGCTGGAGGACCAGATGTGCCGGATGACGGTGCGGGGCTATGAGGGGCGGGGAAGCCCCGACCGGCTGGATGCACTGGTCTGGGCAGTCCACGAGCTGATGATCGAGCCGGCGGCGAGCTATCGGCGGCCGCAGGTGCGGGGGCTGTAGCGGGGCGCCGGGTTGCGCCGTTTGAGTCAGGAAGAAGCCGGCTTGGGCTTCGGACAGGATCGAAGGGGTCGTCCTTGGGGGCGGCCCTTTTTCTTTGGGTCAGGAGGCACGCATGGCGATGCGGTGGTTCGGGCGGCGCGGGCCGCAGGAAGGCATGGGCGCCCCTGAAGGGGCCGCCGAGGTGAAGGTTGCGCCGGTTGCGGCCCTGGTCGAGGCCAAGGCGAGCGCGGCCGGGAAGGTGATGGCGGCGCAAGGCGTAGGGCGGGCGCTGTGGGGCGCGCGTGACACGGGCGCGCTGACGCGCGGCGGCTTTGTCGGCAACCCGGTGGGCTTCCGGGCGTTGAAGCTGGTGGCCGAGGCGGCGGCGGCGGTGCCGCTGGTCTGCCAGGACGCGGAACGGCGCTATGACACCCATCCGGTGCTGGACCTGATGCGGCGGCCCAATCCGGGGCAGGGCCGGGCCGAGCTGTTCGAGGCGCTGTTCGGGCAGATCCTGCTCTCGGGAAACGGGTTCCTGGAGGCGGTGGACGTGGGGGCTTCCGGCCTGCCGGGCGAGTTGCACGTGCTGCGGTCCGACCGGATGAGCGTGGTGCCGGGAGCGGATGGCTGGCCCGTCGCCTATGAATATGCGGTGGGCGGGCGGAAGCACCGCTTTGACATGACCGGCTCGCCCGATCCGATCTGCCACATCCGCAGCTTCCATCCGACGGATGACCACTACGGGCTGTCGCCCATGCAGGCGGCGGCGGTGGCGGTGGACGTCCACAACTCGGCCAGCGCCTGGTCGCGGGCGCTGCTGGACAATGCGGCGCGGCCCTCGGGCGCGATCATCTACAAGGGCGCGGACGGGCAGGGGGTGCTGAGCCCCGACCAGTATGACCGCCTCGTGACCGAGATGGAGCAGCATCATCAGGGCGCGCGCAATGCCGGGCGGCCGATGCTGCTGGAAGGCGGGCTCGACTGGAAGCCGATGGGGTTCTCGCCCTCGGACATGGAGTTCCACGAGACGAAGCTGGCGGCGGCACGGGAAATTGCCATGGCCTTCGGGGTGCCGCCGATGCTGATCGGCATTCCGGGGGACGCGACCTATGCCAATTACGCCGAGGCGCACCGGGCCTTTTACCGGCTGACGGTGCTGCCGCTGGCGACGCGCGTCGCGGCGGGGGTGGCCTGGTGGTTGTCCGAGCATCTGGGGGCCGAGATCGACCTGAAGCCGGACCTCGATCAGATCCCGGCGCTGGCCGAGGAGCGGGACCAGCACTGGGCCCGGGTCGGGGCGGCAAGCTTCCTGACGGAGGCCGAGAAGCGGGCGGCGCTGGGGCTGCCTCCGGTCGCGGGGGGCTGAGATGGAAGGGTCGAAGTTCATTGACCGCCCCTCGGTCTGGCACGAGCAGAAGCTGGAGGCGCAGGAGCGCATCATGGCGCTGCAATTCGGGCAGGTGGACAAGCGGCTCGAACGCATCGAGGCGCTGATCGAGGGGCTGGAGGGGCGGCTGTGGATGACGGTCTACGGCGTCATCGCCGTGATCCTGACGCAGGCGGTCCAGTCGATCCTGCAATTCGCGGAAAAAGGGGCATGACGGATGCGGATGGACGATCTGGGGCTTGAGCTGAAGTTCGCGGGCGGTGCGCCCATGCTGACGGAAGGCCATGTCATCGAGGGCTATGCGAGCCTGTTCGGTCTGACCGACCAGGGCGGGGACATCGTGGCGCCGGGCGCTTACGCGGCAAGCCTGTCGCGGTTGGCGGTGCGCGGGGACAAGGTGCGGATGCTGTGGCAGCACGACCCCGCCCAGCCCATCGGAATCTGGGAGGAGATCCGCGAGGATGGCCGGGGCCTGTGGGTCCGGGGGCGCCTGCTGCCCGAGGTGGCGCAGGCGCGCGAGGCGGCGGCGCTGATCGCGGCAGGGGCCATCGACGGGCTGTCGATCGGCTATCGCACCGTGCGGGCCGAGCGGGACCGCGAGGGCCGCCGGATGCTGACCGAGGTCGAGCTGTGGGAGGTCTCGCTCGTGACTTTCCCCATGCTGCGCGAGGCCAAGGTCGGGCGGAAGTCCGAGGAACTCGGGGCCGGCGAGGAACTGGCCGAGGCGCTGCGGGCGGCCTCGGCCGTGCTGCGGGGCTGACAAAGGATCGCGGCCGGGCGGCGGGAGGGCGGGGCAGGTGAGGCGCCCCGGACCCGCTGCCCCAGGGCTGCTGAGGGGACCGGCCGGGCCATGCGCACGCGCCGACGGCAGGTGGTCGGGGCGCGGAGGCGCTGCGGCCGCCTTTTCTGACGAGGAGAAACGGCAATGACCGAGGCAAGGACCGGCTTTGGGGAGGCCTGCGGCAGCGGGACGCCTGCCGGGCTGAAGGGCGCGATGGCCGAGTTCGTAAGCGAGCTCAAGGCCTTCCGCGAGAACGTCGAAGAGAAACTGCAAGCACAGGACAAACGCATGACCATGCTGGACCGCAAGACCGCCTTCCGGGGCCGTTCGCCCCTGTCGCAGGCCGCCGACACCGAGGCGCCGCATCAGAAGGCCTTCGCGGCCTACCTGCGCCGTGGCGACGACACGGCCCTGCGCAGCCTGGCGCTGGAGGAGAAGGCGATGGCCTCGGGCACCGACGGGGGCTATCTCGCCGCGCCCACGATCTCGGAAACCGTGCAGGCGGTGCTGCGCGTGACGGGCTCGATCCGCTCGCTGGCGACGGTCGTGCAGGTCGAGTCCTCGTCCTACGAAGTCCTGATGGACAAGTCGGATATCGGCGCGGGCTGGGCCTCCGAGGTCGCTTCGACCGCCGAGACGGACACGCCGCAGGTCGAGAAGATCTCGGTCGCGCTGCATGAGCTGGCGGCGATGCCCAAGGCCACCCAGCGCCTGCTGGATGACGCCTCGTTCGACCTGGAAAGCTGGCTGGCCGAGCGCATCGCCGAGAAGTTCGCCCGCGCCGAAGCCGCCGCCTTCATCAACGGCAGCGGCCTGGACAAGCCGCGCGGCATCCTGAACGTCCCCATGGCCCCGAACGCAACCGCGACCGAGGCGCAGGTGGGCTTCGTCCCGACGGGCGTGGCGGGCGACTTTGCGGCCTCGGCTCCGGCCAATGCACTGATCGACATGGTCTATGCGCTGGGCGCGGGTTATCGCGCCAACGCCACCTGGATCATGAACAGCCGCCTGGCCGGGATGGTGCGCCGCATGCGCGACGGCGACGGTCGCTACCTGTGGTCGGACGGGCTGGCCGCCGGCGAGCCCGCGCGCCTGCTGGGCTATCCGGTGCTGATCAGCGAGGACATGCCGAACCCGGCGGCGGGGGCCAAGACCATCGCCTTCGGTGATTTCCGCCAGGCTTACAACATCGCCGAGCGGCCCGACCTGCGCATCCTGCGCGACCCCTACTCGGCCAAGCCGCACGTGCTGTTCTACGCGACCAAGCGCGTGGGCGGCATGGTGGTCGATCCCCGCGCCTTCAAGCTGCTGCACATGGGCACCTGAGGACGTCGGGGCGGGGCCGCGCAGGGCTGCCGGCCAGACCGGCAAAGCCACTGTCCGCGCGCGCTGTGGCCTGTGGCCGTGCCGCGGCCCCGATCTTCACCAGCGGCTGCTAGAGAAACGGGAGGTTTCAGGAATGTTGCTCGTCGAGGAAACCGCACCGGCACAGGCGTCGCTGCCCGTCGCCGCGCTGCGGGGCCACCTGCGGATGGGGTCGGGATTCGAACTGGTCGAGGATGCGACCGAGGATGCGGCGCTGGCAGGGTTCCTGCGCGCCGCCATCGCCACGGTCGAGGCGCGCACCGGCAAGGTGCTGCTGACGCGGGTGTTCCGCATGAGGCTGGAGGACTGGCGCGACCCGGCAGGCCAGCCTTTGCCGCTGGCCCCCGCGCTGTCGGTCGAGACGGTCGAGATGACGGACCGCGAGGGTCGGGTGAGCGAGGTGCCGCCCGCCCTGTGGCGGCTGGTGCCCGACAACCAGCGTCCGATCCTGGCGCCCACGGGGTCGAGCCTGCCGACGGTGCCCTTGGGAGGCTTCGTCACGGTGCGCTTTGCGGCGGGCTTCGGGACAAGCTGGGACCGGGTGCCCGGCGATCTGGCGCAGGCGGTGATGATGCTGGCTGCGCGCTATTACGAGGACCGGGGCTTCGACGGCAGCCAGCTTGCCCTGCCGCACGGGGTCAGCGCGCTGATCGAGCGGTGGCGGGCGGTCAGGACGCTCGCAGGACGCGGGGGGCGGGCATGAGCGCGCCCAGGGCGACGGTTCCGCTGGTGCTGGAACGCCCCGAGCGGGTGGCGGACGGCATGGGTGGCTACCGCATGGAATGGCGCCCGCTGGGCATCCTTTACGCGCAGATGCGCGCGGGCTCGGGCGCCGAGCGGCAGGGCGAGGTCGGCGCGGAAAGCGTCGTGCCCTGGCGGATCACGGTGCGGGCGGCGCGGGCCGGCGATCCGCGGCGACCCTCGGCGGGGCAGCGGTTCCGCATGGGCGGGCGGGTCTTCCGCATCGAGGCGGTGGCCGAGGCGGATGGGGCCGGGCTGTGGCTGGACTGTCGGGCAAGGGAAGAGGGGCTGACATGAGTTTCCAAGCATCCGCGGCCCTGCAGGCTGCGATCTACCAGGCGTTGCGGGCCGATCCCGCGCTGGGTGTTCTGGTGGGGGACGCGATCTTCGACGCGATGCCCGCGACGCCTCCGGCCGGCACCCATGTGGCGCTGGGCCCCGAGGATGTGACCGAGGCGGGCGACATGACGGGGGGCGGGGCGCGGCACGACTTCATCGTGTCGGTGCTGTCGGGGACCGAGGACACGGGCGGCTTCGCTCCGGTCAAGGCCGCCGCCGCGGCGGTGGTCGAGGCGCTGGAGGACGGCGGGCTTTCGCTTTCGACCGGCCATCTGGCCGGATTGTGGTTCGTCAGCGCGCGGGCGCGGCGGGCCGATGGTGGTGCGGGTCGGCGCGTGGACATGACGTTCCGCGCGCGCATCGACCTGGGCCTGAAGGTGGCATGAGGAGGACGGACATGGCGGTGCAGAACGGGCGCGACCTGCTGATCAAGATGGACATGACCGGCGACGGCAGCTTTGCCACGGTCGCCGGGCTGCGGGCGACGCGGCTCGCCTTCAACGCAGATACCGTCGACGTGACCTCGGTCGCCAGCGAGGGCGGCTGGCGCGAACTGCTGGGCGGGGCGGGGGTGCGGTCGGCCTCGATCTCGGGGTCGGGAGTGTTCCGCGACGAGGCGACGGATGCGCGGGCGCGGCAGGCCTTCTTCGACGGCGAGGTGCCGCGCTTCCAGGTGGTGATCCCCGGCTTCGGCACGGTCGAGGGGCCGTTCCAGATCACGGGCCTCGAATATGCGGGCAGCTACAACGGCGAGGCGACCTATGAACTGTCGCTGGCATCTGCCGGGGCGCTGAGCTTCCTGGCCGTGGCGGTGGTCGAGCCGTGAGCGTGAACCCGCACCGGGGCGAGGTGGCGGTGGTGCTGGACGGCCGCCGCCACGTTGCCCGGCTGACGCTGGGGGCGCTGGCGGCGCTGGAGGCCGAGCTGGGCTGCGACAGCCTGCTGGGCGTGATCGAGCGCTTCGAGAGCGGGCGGTTTTCCAGCCGCGACGTGATCGCGGTGCTGGTCGCGGGCCTGCGCGGCGGCGGCTGGCAAGGCGAGGCGCCGGACCTGATGGTGGTGGAGGTGGAAGGCGGGCCGGTCGGGGCGGCGCGGGTCGCGGCCGAGCTGATCGCGCGCGCCTTTCACGGGGCTGCATGAGCGGCGCGGGCGGCGGGGAGGCTGCCCGCGCGCGGGAGGGGGAGCGGGGGCTCGACTGGCCGGGGCTGATGCGCGCGGGGATGCGCGGGCTTGGCCTGAAACCGCGCGAGTTCTGGGACCTGACGCCGGCGGAACTGGCGCTGATGCTGGGGATCGAGTTCGGCGCAGGCGCAATGACGCGCGGGCGGCTGGACGCGCTGATGGCCGAGTTCCCCGACAGGTGAGCAATGGAGAAAGCGGATGGCGGACAGGGACGGCTTCGGCCGTGACGGGCTTGATCGTCTGGGCGAGCGCCTGGACCAGTCGGGCCGGATGACGGCGGCCTTCGAGGCGGAGCTTTCGCGCCTAGGCCAGGCCATGGGGCAGACGGGGCGCGAAGTGTCCTCACTGACCTCGGGCTTCGGCGGGGGCTTGCGCCGCGCGTTCGAGGGCGTGGTGTTCGACGGGGTCAAGCTGTCGGACGCGCTGAAGGGCGTGGCGCGGAACATGGCGGACACGGTCTTCGCCGTGGCGATGCGGCCCGTGCAGCAGGCCTTTGCGGGCGCGCTGGCGCAGGGCGTCGGCGGAATGCTGGGCGGCGCGCTGCCCTTTGCCGATGGCGGGGCCTTCTCGCAGGGGCGGGTCATGCCCTTCGCCAAGGGGGGCGTCGTCAGCCAGCCAACCTTCTTTCCAATGCGCGGGGCAACCGGGCTGATGGGCGAAGCAGGGCCCGAGGCGATCATGCCGCTGCGGCGCGGAACCGACGGGCGGCTGGGGGTGGCCGCGGCGGGTGGGAGTCGGCCGGTGAACGTCACCTTCAACGTGACGACGCCGGACGTGGCCGGCTTCCAGCGCAGCCAGAGCCAGATCGCGGCGCGGCTGGGACGGGTGATCGCCCGGGGCGAGCGAAACGGGTGAATGGGGGCTACGCCCCCGCCGTCTGCGACGGCTCCCCCAAAGTATTTGGGTCAGGAACACGCACGGGTCGTGCAGGAAGGTGGCAAGATGGCATTTCATGAGGTGCGGTTTCCGGCCGATCTGTCCTTCGGCTCGATGGGCGGGCCCGAGCGGCGGACCGAGATCGTGACGCTGACCAACGGCTTCGAGGAGCGCAACAGCCCCTGGGCGCATTCGCGCAGGCGGTATGACGCGGGGGTTGGGCTTCGGAGCCTCGATGACATGGCGGCGCTGATCGCCTTCTTCGAGGCGCGGGGCGGGCAGTTGCACGGGTTCCGCTGGAAGGACTGGACGGACTGGAAGTCCTGCCTGCCGAGCCGCGCGGTCGCCTTTGACGATCAGGTGATCGGGCAGGGGGACGGGCGGACGGTCGAGTTCCGGTTGAGCAAGCTTTATCGCTCGGGCGCGGCGGAGTATCGGCGGCCGGTCGCGAAGCCGGTCGAGGGGACCGTGCGGGTGGGCATCGGCGGGGTCGAGAAGTTTGAGACGATCGACTTCACCTGCGATCACGAAACGGGCGTGATCCGGCTCAAGGATGCGCCGATGCGGGATGCTCCGGTCACGGCGGGGTTCGAGTTCGACGTGCCGGTGCGCTTTGACACCGACCGGATCGCGGTGTCGGTGGCGACCTTCCAAGCGGGCGACGTGCCGCAGATCCCGGTGGTCGAGGTGCGGACATGACGGCGACCACCATGGCGCGGGCTTGGGCGGTCCGGCGCGCGGATGAACTGACCTTGGGGTTCACGGACCATGACGGCATGCTGTCCTTCGACGGGATCGAGTTCCGGCCCGAGGCGGGGCTGACGGCGCAGGCTCTGGTACAGGGGCTCGGGCTGGCGGTGGACAACACCGAGGCGCAGGGCGTGCTGTCGGACGACGCCATCACATCTGAGGACCTGGCGGCGGGACGCTGGGACGGGGCCGAGGTGCGGTTGTGGGAGGTGGACTGGACCGACGTGGCCGCGCGCCGGTTGGTGTTTCGCGGCTTGCTAGGCGAGGTCACCTTTGCGGCGGGCGCCTTCCGGGCCGAGCTGCGGGGTCTGGCCGAGGCGCTGAACCGGGCGCAGGGTCGGGTCTATCACCCGCGCTGCTCGGCGCTGCTGGGGGACGGGCAGTGCCGGTTCGACCTGAACGGCGAGGGGTTCTGGGCCGAGGGCGTCATCGCCTCGCTGGACGAGGGCGGCGCGCGGCTGGAGCTGGACGGGGTGCCGGTGCATCGGGCCGGGTGGTTCGAGCACGGGCGCATCCTGTTGCTGGACGGACCCGCGAAGGGGCTGGCAGGCGCGGTCAAGATCGACGCTGTGCCGGTGGCCGGGTTCAGGGCGGTCGAGTTGTGGGCGGCTCCCGGTGCGGCTCCGGCTGTGGGGGATCGGGTGCGGCTGACGGCGGGATGCGACAAGCGGGCCGAGACCTGCCGGGGGAAGTTCCTTAACTTTCCCAACTTCCGCGGCTTTCCGCATCTACCGCCCGAGGATTGGCTGATCTCGCCCCAGGCGAACGGGGGGCGGCGATGAACGAGCGGGCGGTCGAACTTGCGCGGGGCTGGATCGGGACGCCTTATGTGCACCAGGGCTCGGCGCGGGGCGCGGGGGCGGATTGCCTCGGCTTGGTCCGGGGCGTCTGGCGCGGGCTTTACGGGACCGAGCCCGAGGCCGCGCCGGCCTATACCGCCGACTGGGGCGAAACGGGCGGCGGCGAGCCCTTGCTGGCCGCCGCGTTGCGGAACCTGGTGGCGGTGGCACCGGATGCGCACGAGGGGCCGGGCGAGGTGCTGCTGTTCCGCATGAGGGACGGGGCGGTCGCCAAGCACCTGGGCATTCGCGCGGGGCTGGGCGAGGCGGCGAGCTTCGTCCATGCCTATGACCGGCACGGGGTCGTCGAAAGCCCGCTCTCCGCCCCTTGGCGGGCGCGGATCGCGGCGCGGTTCCGCTGGCCCGAGCCGTGAGGCGGGCCTGAGGGCCGCCATTTCAAGAGACATGGGAGAAGGCGATGGCGACCATCCTTTTGGCGGCGGCCGGATCAGCCGTGGGCGCAGGCTTCGGCGGCACCATGCTGGGTCTGACCGGGGCCGTCATCGGCCGCGCGGTGGGCGCCACGGTCGGCCGCGTGATCTACCAGCGGCTGCTGGGCGGCGGGGCTCGGTCCGTGGAAACCGGGCGCATCGACCGGCTTCGGCTGCAGACGGCGGGCGAGGGAACGGCGATCCCGCGCCTCTGGGGGCAGATGCGGGTGCCGGGGCATGTCATCTGGGCCTCGCCCGTGACCGAGATCAGCCGGACGCAGGATGCAGGCGGCAAGGGTTCGGGCCCGCGCGTGACCGAGATCAGCTATCGGCTAAGCCTGGCCATCGCGCTCTGCGAGGGGCCGATCCTGTCGGTGGGCCGCGTCTGGGCCGATGGCGAGGAGGTCGCGGCGGCCGACCTGAACCTGCGCGTCTATCGCGGGGATGAGGCGCAGCTGCCCGATCCGGTGATCGCCGCGCATGAGGGCGAGGCCGCGCCGGCCTATCGCGGCATTGCCTATGTGGTGCTGGAGAATCTGGCGCTGGAACGCTGGGGCAACCGGGTGCCGCAGCTGAGCTTTGAGGTGACGCGGGGCGTGGCGGGGGCTGCCTCGCTGGCCGAGAACGTGCAGGCGGTCGCGCTGATCCCAGGGACGGGGGAATATGCGCTGGCGACGCGGCAGGTTTCCATCGACCTCGGGCTGGGCGAGACGCGGATTCTCAACCGCAACACGCCGATGGGCGGGACGGACTTCCAGGTCTCGCTGGCGACCTTGGGGCGCGAGTTGCCGAAGGTGGAGTCTGTGTCGCTGGTCGTGTCCTGGTTCGGGGACGTCCTGCGCGCGGGGAACTGCACCGTGCGGCCCAAGGTCGAGCAGACCGAGATCGACGCCGAGGAAATGCCGTGGCGCGCGGGCGGGATCGGACGCCGAGAGGCCGCGACCATCGCGCGGAAGGAGGGGCGCTCGATCTACGGGGGAACTCCGTCCGATGGGTCGGTGGTCGAGGCGATCCGGGCGATCCGCGCCTCGGGGAAGGCGGCGGTGTTCTATCCCTTTATCCTGATGGAGCAGATGGCCGGGAACGGTCGGCCCGATCCGTGGACGGGAGAGAAGGACCAGCCGGTGATGCCTTGGCGCGGGCGGATCACGAGTTCGGTGGCAGCGGGTCGCAAGGGCTCGCCGCAGGGGACCGCAGCGGCGGATGCCGAGGTTGCGGCGTTCTTCGGGACGGCCTCGGTTGCGGATTTCGCCGAAAGGGACGGGAGGGTCGTCTACTCGGGGCCGCAGGAGTGGGGCTATCGCCGCTTCATCCTGCATTACGCGCATCTGTGCCGGATGGCGGGCGGGATCGACGCCTTCCTGATCGGGTCCGAGATGATCGGGTTGACGCAGATCCGGGGGGCGCAGGGCTATCCGGCGGTCGCGGCCTTGCGGCGGCTGGCGGCGGAGGTGCGTTCGATCTTGGGACCCGGCGTGAAGCTGGGCTATGCGGCGGACTGGTCCGAGTATTTCGGGCATCATCCGGGCGGGGGCGAGGCGGTGTTCCACCTCGACCCGCTGTGGGGCGACGAGAACATCGATTTCGTCGGCATCGACAACTACATGCCGTTGTCGGACTGGCGCGAGGGCGAGGGGCACCTCGACGCGCATTGGGGCGACATCCGCAATGTCGATTACCTGCGTGCCAATGTCTGCGGCGGCGAGGGCTACGACTGGTATTACGCCAGCGACGAGGATCGGCTGGCGCAGGTCCGCACGCCCATCACGGACGGGCAGGGCGAGCCGTGGATCTGGCGCTACAAGGACCTGAGGGGCTGGTGGTCGAACTGGCATTACGACCGGGGACCGGACGGCGCGCGCGGGGCGGAGCCCACGGCCTGGGTGCCGGGGTCGAAGCCGATCTGGTTCACGGAATACGGCTGCGCGGCCTTGGACAAGGGCACCAACCAGCCGAACAAGTTCCTGGACGCGATGAGCAGCGAGTCGATGCTGCCCTGGTTTTCGGACGGGCGGCGGGACGACGCGATCCAGGCGGCCTATGTCGAGGCGGTGACCTCGTACTGGGCCGATCCGGCGAACAACCCTGTCCTGAAGGGCGGGGGCCGGATGGTCGAACTGTCGCGTGCCCATGTCTGGGCCTGGGACGCCCGGTCCTATCCGGCCTTCCCGGCGCGGGGCGACCTGTGGTCGGACGGGCCTGCCTGGGAGCGGGGACACTGGCTGAACGGCCGGGTGGGCGCGGTGCCGCTGGCGGATGTGGTGCGCGACATCTGTGAAGGAGCAGGCGTCGCGGCCTTCGACGTGAGCGGGCTGCATGGGGTCGTGCGCGGCTATGCCGTCAGCGGGGCCGAGAGTGGGCGGGCGGCGTTGCAGCCCTTGATGCTCGCGCATGGCTTCGATGCGGTTGAACGCGACGGCGTGCTGCGCTTCGTCATGCGCGACGGGCGGGTGGACGCGGTGCTGGCCGAGGGCGAGCTTGCGGTCGCCGAGGAGGTCGGCGGCTTCGAGATCACCCGCGCGCCCTTGGCCGAGACGGTGGGCCGGGTGCGGCTGAGCCATGTCGTGGCGGGCGCCGCCTATGGCGCGCGGACGGCCTAG